AGTTGGCAAAGCCCCAGCAGGGTACGCCTATGATGTTCGTGGTTCTTATGGTCTTTCCAAGAACTTTACTAACATTGAGACAGGATTGTTGTATGACGCACATGTCAACAGCCTAAAGAACATTCCTGGCGGTGGAGTCATTATCAATGGCTCTCGTACTCTCAAGCGCACCGATATCACAAAGTATGTTCCTGTTCGCCGTACCTTGAATTATGTCAAGTCCAATGTTGAAAACATTGCACAATACGCATTATTTGAACCAAACGGTGAGCGTACATGGACACAACTTAATAGCCGTCTTTCACGCTTCCTTTCGGACTTGTGGGGAGCAGGCGCCCTTAAGGGACGCAACGCTGTTGAGTCGTTCTACATTATTTGTGATGCCACAAACAATCCTGATTATGCAGTACAAAATGGTGAACTTCATGTAGAGGTAGGTGTAGCACTACAAGCACCTGCTGAATTTATCGTTATCAATATCAGCCAGTTCTCTGGCGGAACCAACACCACCGTAGAAACGGTTTAAGGAGTAAATAAAAATGACAATTGCACAACGCACCGACCCACTTCGTAACTTTAAGTTTCAAGTAACAATTGAGCCTAATGGGTCTGCTTTAAAAACAATGACCCCTAATATTGCACAACTTGGGTTTTCCACCATGAGTGGTTTAAGTGTTACCAACGATTTGCTTGCATATCGTGAAGGTGGTATGAACACTCACACACATAAAATGGTTGGTCTATCTGACTTTAGCGCCGTATCGTTTGTTCGTGGTGTTTTTGCTGAAGGAAACGAACTATGGAAATGGCAACAGTTTATCCATTCATGGGAAAGTGGTGTACCTAACGGTAGCAAAGGCACAGATTCAGGACACGATTATCGTTGTGACATCACTGTTGCTGTGTATGACCACCCAACAACTTCAAATGCGTACACCTACTCAAATGGTGAGAGTCTGAACACATCATCTTCAAAAGCAATTGGTAACAAGCGCTTAATGATGAAATTGTTTAATTGCTGGCCTGGAGCATTCAACCTTGGTGGTTTGAGTGCTGGAGACAGTGGTCTTATGGTACAAGAACTTACAGTTCACCATGAAGGATTTGTGTTAGCATTCTCCGCAGCAGAGGCTTCCACCTACTCTCTGATTTGGTAAAACTAAAAGAAAGATTACAAAATGTCAGACAACTTATCCTCACTTGTACAAAGTGCAAACGCCGCTCTTGAAGACCCAGCACCATTTATTGACTCAACTCCACCGACTGATGTTCAGTTGATTAAAGGTTTATTTAATGAAGAAACACGGGAATGGGAAACAACGGCAGTTGTAAGAGAACTAACGGGAGAAGACGAGGAAGCCTTAGCAACTTTTGACGCAAAGGAAGATATTACTTATGGTGAATATCTAGTCCATCTTCTTCAGCGTGCTGTAGTAAGCATTGGTTCACAAGAAGTAAAGAACAACAAAGACATCATTGATAAGTTAATTATTGGTGATCGTGATGTTCTATTCTTGGCAGTAATTCGTGCAACATACGGTAGGACTCGTGAAGTTCAATTAACATGTGGAAATTGTGGTGGAAGTAATGATGTCACAATTGATTTAGAAGAAGACTTCAAAATGGAAAAAACAGACAGAGATTTGTCTGCTCCATTTGTTGTCACTTTAAAAAATGGAAAAGTTGCATCTTTTAATATGCCAACTACTGGTGACAGTCGTTATGCATCTAAAAAGGGTAAGACTGCGGCAGAACAAAATACATGCATCATTGCCCGATGTTTACAACTTGATGAGGGTAACCACCTTTCTCGTGAAGATTGGGCAAAGAAACTAAGTGTTGCAGATCGTAAAAAGATTATAAAAGAAATTACCTCGGTACAACCAGGTCCTCGTATGGGGGAGGTGGAGACTCAGTGTGCCCATTGTGAACAAGAATTAATAGTGGTGTTGGATTGGGTCTCACTTTTATTCAGTTAATCTGAAGTTTATTTATTGGGAATATGAAAAGATTGCCTCTGCGTACAGAGGCTTTGGTCTAAATGACCTTAAGTCAATGTCCGTGCGTCAGCGTGCCTACTGGTTTGGTATGGCAAAGTGGCGTAATAAATAAAGAAATAATAAATAATGGCTCCAAGAATCCCAGATAATCAAGGTGGTGAAGTTCCACTTGACCGTACAGGTAACCCGTCATCGGGTGCCGCTGGGCGTACTTCTCTTGGACTAGATGCTCGTGAAGTTGATCGTCTTGTATCTGGTATTGACAAAATCACTAGTGCTGTTACCAGACTTAAGGACACAGCCACAGGAGCCGTTAAAGCACTAGGTGGTATTGGTAGCAACACTGTCGGTGGTGGTGGTGTAGGTGGTTCACCAACTTCTAGAGGCTCTGTTGGTGGCTCTATGTCTTCAGCCATGGGTCTTATGGCAAACGCTCGTGGTGGTAGTGCCGCCCGTGGTGGTGGCGGTGGTAGTGCCATCCCTACAAGCACAGGTGGTGCTGGAGGAGGAGGGGGTGGTGGTAGCGGTCTTGGCGCAAGTGCCATGAAGTTAATAAACACTATGGGACAGCCAGCGCAGGATTTTTCAAATTACATGAGTAGCCGTATTGGTCAAGGTGCTGATTACTCATTACAAGCAGACAGAATGTCTACTCAACTACAACAGATGTATGGTATGTCTAATAGTCAAGTGCGCAACCAGATGCGTATGCCGTTGACTAGTCATTACCTTTTGGGTGGTGGCACAGCCATTAATGATTTGTTAGGAATGCAAGCAAACACAGGGTTGTCTGCATCCAAGAATGCTTCGTCTGTAGAGGCTATGCGTGCTGTATCTGGGTTCTCATATGGCTCAGGTGACATTACCAGAATGCTTTCTACAATGGGTTCCCCTGATGTAGCCAACCGTATGTTCATGATGGGTGGCACAGGCATGTACAAAATGGGTGGAGAACAACGCTCAGGAATGCAAAGTATCCAAGACATAGTACGCCGTACTGGATTAACAAACCCTGAAGCCCTTAAGGGTGCTCTTCAGCAAGGTTCTAACACACGACAGCGACTAAACGCTATGGGTGTTCCACAGGACATGCAAGACATGGTTATTCAATATGCCATGCAAAACTCTCAAGTTCAGAAAAAGACTGGTGGGGAAACAATGTATGACCCATCAGTTGAAGCAGACCGTAAGACTATGGGTATTGAAGACAACTATGCAGTGTCCCATGAAAAGACTTCGGGAGAACGAATTAAGCGTGAAGAAAAATTCTATGGTCGTCAAACAGATAACTTTTCACGGTTTGAAAAAAACCTTAGAACTTCTACAAAAATGCTTTCAATGTTTGAAGATGCATTGTCAGGCATTATTGGATTAGGTATTTCTGCAAAAGGACATCCAATTACTAACACCGTTTCATACGGTATGAACGCTTTTAAAAATTTTCAGATGGCTGCTCTTGAAACAGGAATAGATGCCGCTGCTGCTATGGGTCCTGGTGGTGACCCTGTGGATTCTAAAAAATCAACAGGGACATCAGCAAATGTTGGCTCTAGTGGTTCTGCACAAAATGTTAAATTAAATAAAGAGGACGAATCAAAACTAGCAACTCTTGATCCTCGGTTGGCTGTGCCATTGCGTAGAATGATGGAAGCAAACCCAAATCTTCATATTGGTGATGCTCGCCGTTCTACTGCGCAACAAGAACAAGGTTTTAGAGATAGATATCGCCCTACTAACAAACCTGTATCTGAAAAAGGTGAAACAGATAGAATCTGGAAGGGTGTTGTATGGGAAATGAAACCAGGAGAAAAAAGACCACCAATGGCTCCTCCAGGACAATCTTTCCATGAACGAGGACTAGCAGTTGACTTGTCCCAATCGGAAAGTGAATGGCTTAGGAACAACGCATCTAGGTTTGGTTTAGAAACAGGCGCTACTACTAAGGGTGCCCGAAGTGATGAACCATTCCACATTCAGCCAGCAGGAACCTTGGGGTACTCAGGACCAAACTCGGCGTCTAGTTCTGCAAAAGCGGCATCTGGTGCAGGTGTATCAAAATCATCCGTGCGTAAATTGAGTTCTGTTGTTTCACCTCTTGCAACAAATAGTTTAACAAGTGCCCCAGCAACCCTTAAAAATGCTGGTTCAATGGCTAGTGAATTTCTGCGTAGTGGTGGTTGGAAGACCGAAAGTTCTTCCATTGGATCAACAGAAAAAATTGGAACACTAAGCAACTATGGCAACTCTGTTGCCCAAGGTGGTGACCCTGTAGACCGTGGTAATTACTCTATGGGCGGCTCACAAGGAGCAGGGTCCATTGTTATTTCTCCAAATATCTATCTGAATGGAGGACAAGATATGACATCTGATTTACGCCGTATTGCAAAAGAAGTAGGTGCCCTACTTGAGCAAGAAGTTAAATTGAAAATGATGAGGACCTCATAATGGGAGTATCACCCCCTTCCCGTGACCCCTTTCTTACCAATGAGCAGGCAAAAGCCATATTGGAGGGGACACCAAGAGACCAATCGGGACGACAAAGAGCAATAGGGCAGTCATTTGCAACAGATCAATTTTTTGGAATTACTGACAATGAACCATTTTATTTAGCACATAGGGATGTAGACAACCCTAAATTTGCTTGGCCTTCTAAACAATACACAGATATTGAGGGAACAACTCATAGAGTTCAGCGTGGGTACATGCGCAGTTTAATTACTGACCCTGAAGTAGATCCTTATGCAAAAAATCGTAGATTGTTTTTTCAATTTAACCCTACGGTACTTGTTCGTCAAGTACAACAAACTCCAGGAGCAATGCTTCCACTATTGCAAAGTCCTGAACAATTACTGCAACCAGTTCCAGGTACTGCCACATTTGGGTTTGAATTAATGTTTAACAGAGAACATGAAGTAAACACTGGAGATAATCCTCCTGATGTATTGCAAGAGACCCTGTTATTACCAAATGATCAAAAAGGATTTGTGTCTGAAGTAGGGGTGCTGGCTGACATTATGGTGCTAGACCTTATTACAGGTCAAGGAATTTCACAAGACTTATTGGCTACTTTAGCCAAGCGTCAATCCGAGTTTATCCTAAAACAAGGCGCTGAGGAACAAGAATACATTGATTCATTAGTAGGGGAAGAAGGGGAAAAAATTAGAGAGTCATATATCCCTACATATGACGAAAGTGATTCTAATCAAGCAAACCTTGCAGAAATTTTTACAAAACAAATAGGAAACTCTGCATTTCTTAACCCGTTACCATTCCGAGTAATGTTTTCTTCATTATTTATGGTTGAAGGAATTGCAACAAGTGTTGATGTAAAGTTTACAAAATTTAGTCAAAAGATGGTACCTGTGCAATGTACTGTCACTATCAATATGTATGCGTTGTACATTGGTTTTGCAAAAAAGAATACATTTTTGTATGACAACCTTGTTCAAGGTGCCATTGACAATAAAACACAACAAGTAAAAGATGAAGAAGTTGCCAACAAATTAAAGGCTGGATTAGATAAAGTTGTCTTTGATTCTACTACTTTTGGTGGCACCCTTTCCTATACTGCTACAACTGGAACAAATGCTTTTCAAGTAGCGATTAATGCAGACCGCACATCTACTTTTACAAAACAAATAGAAAAAAAAGAAATTACAGATGTAATACTTCGTGTAAAAATGGAATATGATTTTACTACAGGAACCTCAACAGAACCTACATTTTTAAAAGACAACCATGTTTATTTAATGTATAAAGATAGCGCTGATATTCCATTAGAAAAGGTTACTTCAAAGATTAACTTTGGATTGAGTGCTCCTGATCTTGTAAATTTGCTTCTTACTGAAAGCAAAAAACCAGGTGGAGAACAAAAACAATATTTAAGTTACAGGTATGTTGTAGAAATTGCAGGAAAAGGAGACAATGGTTCAGTAGTTGCATCTCCGTCACCATTTAACAGTGAAACAAAAAAATTTGCACAGGTGCTAAACCTAGAAGAAGAAAAGTATGAAAGACTTACTGCTAACAATCCTTTTAAAAACAAAGAGTAACTATAATGATTCAAGTTCTTTCTAGATACACAATTACTTCAGAAGAGCGTGATGGTAATGTTGCCATTATTGCCGTGCGCAAATCTGCACCAACTACTAGTTACAGTAGTCACCGTGCTCGTAATGGAGACACCTTTGAAAACCTTGCGGCTCGCTACCTTGGGTCTTCTTTGTTCTATTGGAAAATTGCAGATTTAAATCCTCAAGTACCTTTTCCAGATTACATTCCAGCAGGAACAAACATCCGTATCCCTAGATGATTACTACAGGTGCGTCCCCTCTTGATATTCGCTTTGAGGTTGTAGTCAATGGTATGTACCTTGATTACGCCTCAGTCAAGCGTGTCAACATTGAGTTGCAAGAGAATATGCACAACCTTGCTGTATTAGAGGTTGGTGGTATACCACCACATAATTTAACTGATTTTATTGACCTTCCTATTTCTATTAAAATTAGTGTTGGACAAATCCGTATGTACGGTTTTGCTGGGTACATTACATACTTGGAACCAGAGTCAATTAATAAGAATGGTCTTATTGATAAAAGTCCATTTCAACTTACTCGCATCCATTGCCTTGGTGCGTCCTACCCAATGCGTAGTCGTAAAACAAAGGTATGGAACAATAGAACCCTTGCGCAAATTGCAACTGAGATTGCAAAAGACTACTCATTGACGGTATCTGTTCCAAATGATCCTTATGTATTTCCACGCTTGGTTCAATCAGGTAAATCAGACTGGGAACTTCTCACAAATGCCGCTAACTACCTTGGTTATCAAGTTCTTGTGCGTGGTGTACACATAGATATTTGGGACCCATTTGCTGTTTTTAGTCGTACTGGTTCAATACCTTTATATGCAATGTCTGGTAACAGGGGTCGGTTAAACGCTTCACCTGGACAAGTTATTAAGTTTCATGGTGTCATTGGGGCTGTAACACCACTGTCCGCACGCACCACTGAAACAGTGCATTCACTGGTTGGTAACCAAATTGTAACAACAAGTCTAAGCACATCTACTGGATACGGCGAAACTGTGGAGTCTATATTCCAAGATGAGGTTGGGGCAAACGCCCAATCAGTTGAAATGGCTAATGCTTTACTACAAGGTCGTAGTCGTAAAAAACTTCCTTATATTGCTCATGTAGATGTTGTGGGTGACCCTGTGATACAGCCTGGGATGGCAGTTAAGATTGATAGGTACAATTCAGCGTTAGATGGTTTATGGATTGTGCAAGCAGTTCGCCATGAAGTCTCTCGTGGAATGGCAATGTCCTACTTAACTTTGGCAAAAGACTCCAATGATATTGACTCAATTAATAGCACCGTAAGGGCTGCTGTCATGCCTGAGTTAACAGAACCAGTTCTTAAAAATAACCGTTGGGTGACAGGTACGGAAATGGTACATGTATATGCATAAAGGAATTATCTAATGAAATCTATCTCTATACCTTTTCGCTTTGAGAATGGAAAAATAGCCGATACTACAGATCTTGGTACTATTGCTCGCCAACGCATTGGGGATGTTTTGGCTACTAGAGGGTATGAACGAGTCATGCAACCTGGATATGGTGCTGGTATCAGTGAACTTTTGTTTGAACCCCTTGACCCACTTGTGTTTGCTGATTACAAGGTAGATGCTTTGAGTGCTATCAACGATAATGTTAGTGTTGCTACTATTAATGATATGCGTGTTCAAGCAGGCGATTCTTTACAGTACAATGATGAGGGGCAATCTACATTAAAGGTTTCTGTTGTGTATTCTGTTCCAAACTTAGGAACGGCTACTTACACAGTAACTGTAAACACAAATAAGATCTTGACAGAGGAAAGCGCTTTTTAATCATGGCTACATTTGACTACACCAGCAGAGACTATCTGTCTATCCGACAGGACTTGCTTAACCGTGCGGCTAAGACCATCCCAGAGTGGAATGGCACAGACACCTCAGAGTTTGCCAACATGTTTGTTGACTTGTGGGCGTATATGGGAGATGTTTTGCACTTTTATGTAGACCGTGCCGCTGGTGAAACTTTTTTAGATACAGCCACACAGCGCTCGTCTGTTTTAGCCATTGCTAACTTGTTGGATTATATCCCAGCATCTCCTCGTGCGGCCCGTGGTCTTGTGACTATCCAACTAAACTCATTACCCTCTGGTGAAACAAGTTATGTAGTTCCTCAGTACACAACATTTAAAGGTTTTGATGCAGATAATAATTCATATGATTACTATTTGTTAAATGATTCTCCTGCTCTTGATCTAACAACAACGACACAATCAACAGGTACAGTCGTTCAAGGAACCTTAGTGTTTAATGAAGTGGTTGGGACAAGCGCAGGATTTTAAAATCAAAACTTTACATT